GTCGTCTGTGGCCGCCCTGAAAAAAGATCATGTATCTGTTTTGGTGATTGGCCGCCGATGATTGCGCCGTTTTGGTCGCGTTCTTTGCGTACCCGGTATGCCTGGCCGCGGCGTGCGTTGCATGGTTTGCAGACTGGGCGCAGGTTCTCGAGGTCGTTGGTGCCGCCGGCGTCCATTTCGATGATGTGATCAGCCTCTGTGGCTGCGTTGACGCCGCATAACACACACACGGGGTTATCGCTCAAGATCAAACGCCGGTTGCGTTTGTAGTCGGCGTGGTTTCTTATGTCTGCCATGTGTGTGTTTCCTTCCTCGAGCGAGACCTGGACTTAGGCCCCCACCCCGGTGCCTCACGGGGTACCCATTCGTTTCTTGGCGTGCTGTTTAACGCCGGCGCACATGGCCGCCCTGGTCCACTACGACTCTTTGACGGGCATGCGACAGTTGCCCGTTCCCGGGCGACATGCCCCGCCACCTGCCACGGTGGAACGGCCTTGTGCTGCATTTGGTTGTCGTCGTGCTAGTGGCTACATGCTGTGCAAGGTTGCGGGTAGTGGTATTCGATCGGCTGCCCGTTGTAGGTGAACACCACGTCCGTGTCTCTCACGCGCACGGTTTTGTGTTGCGCTGTGATTTGTTCGCCGTCACGCGAGAAATGCACCCAGCCCGTGTCATCGCAAATCAGGCACGTTTGTTTAGGGCCGCGCTCGGCGCGTAAAAGTGTCCGGGCCGCCTCGAGTAGTTGCGGCAACGTCGGGAATTCTTTAAAGCGTTCAAGGCACAGGTTGATCAGGTCGCTGCGCCTAGCGTTGGGGAATTCCTGCAGCTCGCGGCAGGCGTTCCATGTGTCGAACACTTTGGTCGGGCTGATGCGCGATGTCGGGTAAGCACCCTCGAGCGTGGCCTGCAGGCGGCTGATTTCGTTGCTATTCATGGCCGCCCGGTGCGTAGAACTTCCACACGTCGCCGTCTTTGCCGGTGTCGACCTCGAGAACCTGCATGCGGCCCTCTTCCATGCGTTTGATTGCGTCGTCGGCCTGAATGTTGGCCAGGCGTGAGAACAGGGCGCGTATTTCGGCGCGTTCTTCATCAGTGAGTCGTCGGGACATGTTCACCTGCCAGTCGTGAGTTGATTGTTTCAAGGTCGCTAGGCCGCCAAAGGTAGTACTCGATGCCGGGTATTGCTGTCAATGTTTCTTGCCATTCAACTTGTCCGTGTTGCAGTCGCCCGGTCGCCGTTTTTAGTTCAGCGAAAATGACAGCCGGCAGCATTGCGGGTCGGCGGCCTGGCTGTCGGCCGCCATGCGCTAGCACCAGGTCGGGAAAGCCTGCGTGACCTTGCACGTTTGTCAGCCATGAACCCGATCGAGTCATGCCAGGGCGCACATGGTGAACGCGCCAACCGTAAAACGCGGCCAGGTCGACAACGGTGTTTTGGAATTCGCGTTCGCTCATCGCCAAGCTCATTTTTTCACCCGCGGCACTGTCTTTAGGTGGTTGATCATTTCTTTCGCGTCTTCAAACGAAAGTGCGTCAATCGCGTCACGATCAATTGGCATTTCGCGTTCTTCGCTCATTTTGATGATCAATGCCACTTGCCCGTTAGTTGAATGACCGACACTTTTCTGGCCGCGGCGTTCCTCGAGCTGGTCCACGCGTTTGGTGGGTTCTTGCCGGTTGCGTACTTCGTTCGCTGATGCCAGCGACGCGGTGATGCCGAATCCCATGTAGCCCAGGGCGCGGCCCAATGCTGATGTTGCGCCGTTCGCCTGTTCCGACATTTTCGTGTACGGGGTTCGACCGGGGAACGGTTCGTACATATACGCGGTCACGGGCACCGGGTCGTCGGGTTCACGGGCAACGGTCACGCCGCATTCAATAAAGATTTGGCCGCCGATTTCTAGCCAGGTCGGCCGATGTTCGGTGATGCGCAGCTGCGGGTATTTCTCCAGCGCGGCCAGTAGGCGGGTTTTTACGTCGACGTAATCGGACAGGTCGTAGCTCACGAGTTGACCGCCTTCCCCTGCCAGTATTCCGCGGCTGTTTCAGCATCACGCTGTTTTTCGTGTGCCAATGCCAGGCGCTGTGACAGTTCGTTTGCCAAATCGGTTTGTGATTTCAGTTCACGGCGCAGGCGGGTTATTTCGTGGTCTTGGTCAACAATCAGTTCGGTGCGGTTCCTAATGCGGTCGTACAAATCGCTGATTTGGCCGTTCAATGCTTCGATCTGTTTTGCCCGGGCAAAGAATTGTTTGATGTTCATTGGGCGCACCACACGATCGCTTCGCGGTTCCATTGGGTCAGGCGGCGTTGGCCGGAATCGTATAAATGACCGTCGGCCACCAGGCCGTTCACACGGGCAGAAACCGACTGTGGCGGCAGCTGCAGTTTTGCGCCGATTTCGTCATTGGTGAGGCCGCGGCTGCCAGCCAAAAACACGGCATCGTAAATCTTGCGGCGTTGGGTGCCTGATCGGCCGAGCGCGTCCTGGCCGGCTTTGCGACTTGTGTCTTTTGCGTCGCGCCGCCACGGGGCGTGTGGCCGCTCAAGGTCGGGTTTGGGAAGTGCGAACAGTGTGTCCTCTTCCCATTTGTTCGGGTCAAAAATGTATCCGGGCATGTCGGGGTGCCTTTCTATTCGTAACGGTGGTGCGGGTCGTCGGTGCTGGTCAAAATGTCGTAGATAAGCACAAAGGCCGCCACGATGATTGTGACGGTAATTGCGGCTACTGCCAGTTTCTCAAGCATTGCGCAGCACCTCGAGCCAGGCGATCGCATTGCGTATCGCGGCATATTGGGTGCCGTTTTCCATTGCTACGTCTTGGGCGATTGGCCACAGTGCGTCAATGGTTTCCTGCATGCTCATGTCAATGCGTTGGGCAAACGCTGTTCGCGCTATAGCCCGCATGACGGTTTCGTCAGGGTTCATTGGTTACTCCTATTGTCGGGGATAGGTGTTGGGAACATAACACACTTTGGCTAGGGGGTGTGCGATTGCCCGTGCCAGGGTGCCCAGCCGTGACGTTTCCATAACGCCAGGGCGGCTTTTAGGCAGCGCCGCGGGTTCCACATTTCGCGCATGTCGTGACGCACTACACCGGCCGCCTTCAGCCAGGACAGGTTGCAGGCGTTTAACTGCATGATGCCATAGGACCCGCCGCACGGGTCGGCGCGGTTCCATGCCCGGGCAAACCCTTTCGACTCTCTGACACAGATGCGTTCGAGCTGATCGAGTTCGGCGCGAGGCCAGCCCACAGCGACCGCCACGGGCCGATATTGGGCGCAGGGGGTGTCTAGGGCAAAAGAGGTTTTAGGCGGCTGAGAAAGCACTACAGAGGCTGTCAGGGCCGCCACAATGGCGGCGCGGCTCATTCGATTGAAGCCTTTATGCGGGGCATGGGTTCCTGCCTTTCGTCGGGATTAGAAAAACCCTAGACCCAGTTTCGGCAGAAATGGGTTAATCGACCCGCAAATCAAGCTTGGTCAAGGTTTTCCAATGCTTGACAATGGCCCGATCGTCCAGGGCAACGGCGGGCGCAATCTCCCAGTGGTACCAGCGGGACGATGCGCCAGGGGTGCCGGCGTTGTCGAATTCGGTGTAATCCTTCCACCCGCGACCGATGCGCCACCCGCGGCCCCACGTCTCACAGCCCTTTTTCGTGGTGCCGGCATAGTCGTGCCATTCCTCGAGGCCGGGCAGATTGTCAATGCACCACAGGGCGACCTTGGCGGCGTTGACGGGGTTTTTCCAGCCAAGGTCTGCGGCCCGCCCGGTGCCGTGAACGCTTGGCCGGTCTGACCCTCGCATTGTGCGAATCCCCCACGTCCCCAAATTGGTGAAACCGTAAGTTTTGCACAACAGCTCGACAAGTTTTTCGGTGCCGGCGAGTTTGCCAGTGCTGTTGCCGTTCCACCCGGTGTATTTGCCGGTCACGACGCTGACGGGGTGAGAACGCGCAAATCTTCCGTTGCGCTGGCCGTGACTGCATACAGGGTTTCGCCGGCGGGCAAAATCATTTGGAATGGGACTGCGGCTTTTTCGGTCGCTGTCCCGGTCGAACTGGTGACGCCAGCGCCGCCCAGGTACACGACGCCGTTGCCGGTCACGTGTAGGTAGACGGTGCGCCACGATTCGGCCGCGGCGATCACCACGGACGCCGTTGTCGTGACTGTGTGCTGTGAACTGATCATTGGGTTTCCTCGCTGTCCGGGATTCCGTCGCCGTCGCTGTCTTTTTTACCGCCTGTAGCGATCATTACGCCCGACAGGGTGCCGGTCAAGAACATGACCACTGGATTTAACAGCTTGAAAAATTCCGCATCGACTGACGAAAGTTCGCCCTGATAAACGAAAAGTAACCCGTAGAGCATCATGCCGACACTGAACGCCAGGACACCGGCCAGCACGATGCCGACGATGAAACGCAGGCGAATGTTGAGTTGTGCTTCCGTGTAACGCGGTTTCGATGTTTTCAGCATGACAGGGCTAGCGGCCTTTCAGCGATCGACGTTGGGACATACCCAAACGCTTTGTTTTTGGTTCTGACTGTCGGGACTGGCGCTGCCAGGCAGTCCGTCGGGACACGCTGAATCGTGCATGCAGTCAGCGCGGCTGTCAGTATCAGCGCCGCAAAAACGGCGCGAAATATCATTCGGTTGGTTCTCCCTCTTCGGTCCAGCCGCTAGCGAGCAGCTCGGCATATTCGTCGTCGGTCATTGCTCGATGTTGCACATCGCCATTTTGGTCACGGTACGGAACGTTTGGTCGTGTCATGGTTATGGCTTTCTGTATCCGTATACGCTAATGGTGCCTGTAAAAGTGCCTGCCGGGACGGTCAAAATAAATCCTGTTGCCGCGGTAGCGGTTCCATGCTGTCCGGCATACGACACCCATGCGTTGTTGTTAAAAATTTGCCATTGAGCCGTGTGGATTCCCGCTGTTGCGCTGTTGGGGAATTGCAGATCCATTACGCCGCCGCATTTTCCGCCTGCATTGTCAATGTTGCTGAATGGCCATGAGGCTGTTGCGTTTCCTGTTTGCGTACCGGTGCCCCCTGTAAATGTGCAGTAATAACCGCCGTGGTAGTAATTAGAAGCCATGGTTGCAGGCCCAGCCGAACGAAACTGAAAAATCATGTTTTGAACTGTTGTGCTGCCAAATAATCCTGCGGTCACAATCCGATAATTGTCGTAAGTGCTTGTGAATACGCCGTCAAATGTTGTGCCGCTGTTTGCAACGCCAGTCAGCGTTGCCGACGTGATGTAAACCAGGCCGCCGTTGTTTAGGTATGTGTTGGTGTCTGACGCGGTGAGAACGTCGCCGGCCGCGAATGTTTTTACTGCCATTTATGGGTACCCCAGTCTGTTGGTGTTCAGTATGCCGAAAACGGTTGAGTCAAGGGTGAACGGTGTGCCGATCGACGGCGCGACGTTGACGGTGACGGCCGCGTAGTCCGGGTAGAACACGCCCGATACGCCTTGAATTGCTGCGGTGGTGGTGGTGCCGCGGAATGTGACGGTGACCGGAGAACCGACGTAACCGTAGATCGGGCCGGTTTGGCAAAGGTAGAGCAGATCGGTGCATGTGGCTGCGACGTTGGTGTCGGTGCTGATGATGTTCGGTGCGGCCTGCAGCTGCGTTGAGTTGAGCGAAAGTAGGTAGCTCGAGAGAGACAGGGCATCGGCCGTGTTGCCGTTGTACGTCGACATGTTCAGCGTGTTGTAGGGCGCTGACCCGCTGGTGCTGGTTTGTGTTGCTAGCCCGGCCGCGTTGACGTTTACGCGGGTGAACGTGTTTTGCGCCGATGACAAGAATTCAACGCGGCGCATTGCGAACCCGCTGCCCGTATCCGAGAATGTGACAGCGTTGGGGCTGTTTGAGTAGACGAACACTTCGCCGCCATATGTTGTCGTGATGCGTTTAAGGTCTGAATCGTCGACAACTTTTTGAGACGTATTCAAAAGCGTGTTCAGAATGTCCAACGCCCCGGCGGTCAGGGTTTGGGCAGACACAGTTGCGGCCGAACTTTCCGATTGGATTCTGATATTTGACGCGCTTTGCAAATAACCGATTGCCAGGACAAAGAAACCAGCAGGCCAACTTACTGCCGAATAATTTGCCGCCAAGATGCCGGTCCCGCCGGTGCATGTGATGCGGATTCGGTCGCCTGGTGCCGCGCCGGTGATCGAGTTATACGGCATGTCATACACCCGCTCAACGTCCGTGATTCGACCGGCAAAAAATGCCCGACTGGTGCCGCTGTTTGTTTGGCGCACGTCAATGAATTGACCGATTGCCAGCGGCAGCGCGTAACTGTTGGCAGGTATCAATTCGACGACGCATGATGACTGCGGGAATGGGTCGGCGATGCGTTGGCGGCCGCGGCTGATCGAAATTGATTGCACCCCGGTCAGCGACGTGTAAGTGCCGTCGATTGTGGCGCTGTAATTGACGGTAGGCGGCGTGTACGGCATCAGGCGCTCGTTCTGATCGGCACTGACCCGTTCAGCTGTTGGTAGCGGCGCAGTGCGTCAACCACCTGGTTGGGGTCGCCGCCGTTCACGTTGATTGTGACGCTCGAGGTTTTGAGCATGTCGGCCGATGCTGGGGCACCCAAGGCCATGTTCGCAGCTGCGGTGAAATCAGCCGGGTTGAATACCGGCCCTGCGGTGCCGCCGCCCATGATTGTTTTTACGTATTCGGCAAACATCGCACTGAGTTGGTCGGCACCTTCAATAGTGACCACGAATTTGAGCGCGAATTCAGTGTCTTTAATGATCGAATTAATGCCGTCGACGATCGACTGTGCCTGGGTGACACCCGACTTGAACCATTTATCGGCCGACAGCTGCGCGACGCTGGCCGCGGCTTTGCTGGTTGCGTCGGTCCAGGTTTTGATGTCGGCGAGGCCCTGTGCGCCACCGGCAAGGATTGCGTCCGAAATGGCAATGCCAGTATCAGCGCCCTGGCTAATAATCGCCTGCAGCAATGACGGGTCATCGAGGCCAGCTTGTATGAGCCTGGTGAGATTGCCGGCAAGTTTGGTCGCTTTGTTTGACTGGTCGGCCAAAACACCGAAAAACGTCTTCGCGCCTTCCGAGTCGGCGGCCTCTTGCCAGGCTGCGCCGATGTCCATAACGCCGGTGATGCCGTCGTAAATGCCTTTATAGAAATCGTTGTAAAGGCCCTGGGCCGCAGCAAGTTTGTCGTTTGCGTCCTTGAGCGCCGGGCTGAATTGATCGCGGACGCGCTCGATTGCGTCGTCAAGCGCCGCGGCGTATTCTTTGGCGGCTTTGGTCGTGTCCTCGAGGGCAGTCTTTTGTTCTTTGAGTTTCTTGATACTGCCGCCGCCGCCGCCACCTGTCGATTTCGTCAATTCGTCGGTGGCATCAGTCGTTTGTTGCAATGATTGTTTGTACGACTTCTGGTATTCGTTCAGCGTTTTTAGGTCGCGGCTAGCCACTGGACCCATTGTGTTATTCAGTTTTTGTTGAGCGGCCGCGGTCAATTCGACAACGGATTTAAACGCGTACAAGTTGGCGAGGTTGGGGCCGATCTTTTCCATTTGCCCAATGAGCGGAATGTCATCAAGAAATGGCAGTGCGTTAAATGCACGAATGATGCCATTGACAACGTGAGCAACGACGTTTCTAACGGTAATGAGACCGTTGATGAATTCGCCAAAACCATTGACAACGCCGCTTTGATCGCGCCCTAATTCACGCATGCTTTGGCGCAATACGTCGAACGCGCCGGCCAATCCTTTTTTGCCAAATGCGTCAACAACCCTTGTAATTAGGTCGACAAGACTGGTAAGCGCTGGCAGTACTTCGTACCCGACCGATTCGACCATTTCGCTGAACCTGATCTTGAGGCCTTCAAGCTTGCCCTGGAACGTGTTTGCTTTGGTGGCCGCGGCCCCGCCGAATACGTCGGTTAGTTGCCGGGTCGCGGCTTCGAAATCTTTCGTCTTGACGATGTTTTCATCGAGCGGCACACCCAGTTTTTTTAAAGCTGTGAGCTGACCCGAATACCCTTTTGCCAATGCCAAAGAGACGGTTTCTGCGTCTTTCCCGGTCGCCGCGGATATGTCCAGGGCAAGGTTCATTAGCTTTTGTGCCTGTGTGGTGTCGCGGGTTGCGCGCACCAGGGTGCCGAGGCCGTTGCGCACCATGTCGTCGGTGACGTTCAGGGACAGTTGGGTTTTGCTGATGTAATCGTTGACGGCCGCAATCTGTGCATGCGTCGCCCCGGTCGATGCGAGTAGCTGACGCTCGAGCTGTGCCTGGCTGGCTTGATCTTCTGCAGCTGCCTTAGCGGCTACCCCGAGAGCTGCACCGACAGTGCCCGCCGCGGCCGCGATCGGCAACATTGCTTTTTTGACAATGAACCCGGCTTTCTGCCCGAACCCTTCAAGGCTTTGAAATTCCTTTTTGGCGCGGTCAAACCCTTTGGTGTCCAGGCTAGAAAAAATGGGGATATTGATTGCCACGGGCTACACCAGTCTGCGGTTCACGATTTTCATTACGTCTTCGACGATTGTACGCACTTCGTCCTCAACGGTGGGGGTTGCCTGTTCCGCGGCCGGTTGCAACGCTCGAGGCGCGGTAGCGGGTCCTACATGCTCGCCTTCGTTAATGAGATTCTGGACAAACACTGTGCTTGTGTTAGCGCGGCCTGCGTGGTCCCAGATTGCGCCGGCAGCGTCTTTCTGTTGCAACACCAATAGCGAGAATGGTGTGCCTTTAAACGCGACGGTGCGCCCGTTAGAGAACGTGATGTTTTTGGGCGGCCTGGCACGCTGCCCGACGATCGACCTGATGCCGCGTTCGACCTGGTTGCGGTCCCATTGGGTTGTTTCGCGGCCGCCGATCAAAGGCGATTTGGCCATGCCTGACAGTGGTTCTTTAGTCGGGATAAATGACCGGGCCGCGGTCACCAGTTTGCGACCCGCGCCGCCCTGAATGTCTTTCGTGATTTGCCGGCGCAGTGTGCGGTCAAAATCGTTCAGCGCCTTGAGCGCCTCTTGTAATCCGTAGATTTGAAAGCTACTTACGGCGGCCATGTTCCCGGTTTCTGTCCTCGATCACTTTCGCAACCGTGTTGAGGTCTTTTAGATCGAACTCTATGTCCGGGGGCCACCAGCCGACGGTAACCAGCATTTCGGCTAGGGAACGTCGGACTGTGCCCCGGGGGTAGGGTTTGCGTCGGCCTTGTCGATCACTTCGATGTCGGTTACGCCTTCGACGAAACGGTCAAAGTCGGCGGGCACCACGATGCCGTTGCGCTTTGATGCTTCAAACGCCAGATACAGCAGATCCTCGGCACCGATTTGGTTTGCCAGTTGCGCGGCCTTGGCGCGGAATTTGCGTTCCCACGCCACGATGACGGCGAGGTTGGTGGTGACTTCGTGGACTTGGCCTTCGCGTTCGTAACGCAGGTTCAGACGCATGTCGGGCTACTTTCTGTTGAAGGTTTGGTCAGCTGGTCGCTTCGCTGTAAACGCCGCCGGTGAAACTGATTGTGGCCGTTGAAAGCTCGCCCAGGGCAAAATTCGTCGGCAGCTCGGCAAGGAAGCACCCCGTCAGAGTGAGACCTGGATTCGTCGCCGAGGCCGCGCCGCTTGCAGGCTTGACAACAACGGTTGTCGTGGTGCCGACCAGGCTCTTGAGCGTTGCCCAGGTTTCCGAGGCCGCGAACGACATGTAGAACTCGAGGTCGACGCTGTGGTCGCCGAGGCCCTTGACATACTTGTTGTCCACGTCGCCAAATGCGGTTGCGGTGAGCTGCGCATAGTTGATGTGGAACACGGCGCTGGTGCACTGATCGGACATGTCGATTGCGTTGACCGTCACTGTGGGGTTGCTGAGAATTGTGGACGTAGCCATTAGCGGGTCTCCTCTTGTTCGGAATTGGTTTTAGCAGATTTGGCGGCCTTGCTGGTGGAAATGAACCCGCCGTCGATCAACGCCTGCACATTGATGCCGGCCTCGAGCGCGGCGGCTTCGTCGAAGTCGTCGCCCGGTGTCCCGAGCCTAGGGCTGATGATTTTTGCCATGTCGTTCTCCTAAGCCTGTGCCTGAACGCTGATATTTAGATCATAGGCGGGCAGCTCTACGCCGCCGATGATTGCCACAGTCGGGCGGCCGTCAGTTACGCCCAGTCCGGCGTTCATGAGCTGCGCGGAAAGGTTCAAAAGGTTTCGGTGCGCGTCCAGGTTGTTGGGGCCCAGGCTGATCAGGCGCACCGGGAACGTCACTTTGGCAATCGCCGACGACCAGCAATCGAACCGGGGTGCGTCAATAAACGCGCAGGGCGGGGCGAGGTTTCGCGGGTCCGTGACCACTACCAGGTCGGTTAAGGCCGCAATGTTGGTCTCAAGGTCGGTCAGTGCCTCGTTAAACAGATCTGTGTACGTCTGTACGGTCATTAGGCGACCTGTGGGCGGTCAATACCCAAAAGCTGTTTGATCACGCCTGACAGGCCCGTTACGGGGTTCATGCCGTTGGTGTCGAACTGGGCGAACGAATCGATGCTTCCGCGCTGACGGTACAACATGCCGCCGTACTGAATCGTTCCAAGCTTCACGTCATCAGACGGGGCCGTGGTGAGGCTGTCCTGCAGGTACCCGGCCTCTTGGCGGCGGCGGTAACAAAATGCGTTTGCCGCGGCCGCGCACTGGGTCACAAACGCCTGGTCGCTGGCGGTGGCCACTGCGATACCCAACCAGTCCAAAATGTTTTGGGCTGTAATCCAAGTGCAGGTTGGTGCCCATGTGCATGTGCCGATCGGGATGATCGACTGGCGTAGCACGTCGTCGCCGGCATCGTAGAACAGCAACTGGTTTGGGTATTGCACCTCGAGGTCAAACAGAAGGTTGCCTTCAGTGTCGACGCCGACGAATTGGTGCGCTGGCTGTGCCAGGACAACAAACGTGCCGTCGAGGCCGTCGCCAACCGATGCCAGGGTGATCGATTGGCCGACCTCAATCGGCGTGTTTGTCAGGGTCTGAACGACGCCGTAGTTGTCGACGCGTTGTTTGAACGTGACCGAGTAGACGGCCATTGCGGCCTGCCTTTCGGGTTACGCCTGGGTGATCTTGCGAATCATTCCCGAAATCGCAGCGAAGGTACTGACGTACCCATGATAGCTCATGCTTCTGCCGAGGACGTCAGGCTTTTCGAGGCTCATGACCCCCCGCTGTTGTTCGTAGAATTCGAACGCGTCGCCGACGCCGGTGCCGACGCGGGTAATGATCATGGTTTTGGCAGCGAAGTTGCTGTCGACGACGAGCTGCAAACCGAGCGGGGTCGAATCCCAGGTGTTTGCTGCGCTTGAGCCGATCGAGTTGTAGCCGGCGAGACCTGCACCGATGAACGGGAACACTGGGCGGTTGCTCGAGTCAACGAGCTGGCCCATTTGGCCCCAAACGTCCGGGCTGACGAACATGTGGGTCGGCATCCAGTTGCGGTTGTTGGACACATCAACGGCCGCGTCGTAGATCGACTTCATCAGGTCGGCAGTCGTGCCGTCCCAAACGCCGCTCGAGGAAGCTGCGGTCAGCAAATTGTCAGCGCAGAAGTTGTCCGACGCGATCATGTATTCGCCGATCAAGTCATTAAGAATCAGCTGCATTGCTGCGGGTGACGTGAAATCAATGTCCTGAACCGAGAGTGTGACCTGTCCGGCGAGGGTGGTCTTCGATACGGAATTCGAAGCAATTACCATTGTGGTCGCGCTGACCGCCGAAAGTTCGGTTGACTGCGTGCCGACCGACGTATGGGTGGTGATTGTCGGGCGCACGAATGTCTTCTGTGCGCCGCCGTCCGGATAAGCGCGTGCGCCCACTGCATTCACGCACGGGCGCACGAAATTCAGATCCTGCACCAACGGTCCGAGGACCGGGACCGGAAGCAAACCAGGCGTGTCGGTCGTGAGAACGTCGCCGGCCGCGGCTTGGAATTGCGTCTTTTGTGCGTCAACAGCTTCTTTGTATGCGGCGTTGATTTTGCGGAACGTGTCGCCGCCTGCGTGCATTGCGGCCAGGTATTCGTGTGCAGCAGGCATGCGGAATTCGCGCTTTGCCTGTGCGTAGATCGGTGCGGTCGGCACGATTGTCTCTTCGACGGGTGCCGGTGCGGGTGCTGCGGTTTCTTCCACGGGTGACTCCTCTGCGGGTGTGTTCTCTGGATTATTGCTCACGTCGTCGGGCTGTTGGTGGATACTGGCCTTCACGGTGTCGATAGTAGCCCCGGCAAAAGCCGGAATGGGGACCAGCGACAGCTCGAGCCAGTTGCCTTTGGTGACAGTGATAACGCCAGTGGCGGCTTCAACGGTGTATTCGACCGGGTCGACTCCGACGCTGACCGAATCAAGTACGCCGTCCAGGGCGAGCTGCAGGGCATCGTTACCAAGGGCTGTGCGGCTGATCTTGGCCGAAAAAAGCATGCCAGCGTCAGTTTCGACGCGATCGGTAACGACGCCGACGGCCATTGCGCTGTCGTGGTACATGAAGAGTTTGGGCGCTTTGCCGTCGGTCGGCAGCGAGCCAGGCGCAAACCGAACCTGTGTGCCGTCCGAAACCGTCGCTACTTCGTTGTAAGGGACTGCCACGCCGGACACGACGCGGGAATCTTCGCCCGGTGCGGCCTCGATCGTGACGGAAGGACAAGTAAAACGAATCATGCAAGTGCCTCTTGTGTGTTTTCTTGTGGCATGTCTGCCGGGTTCATTGAATCTGGATAGGTGGTCTCGAGAAGGTACTTTTCTGCGTCAAATTCCACATAGGTGCCCCTGGGAAGTTGCTGGCTAAGCGTGTCCTCAATGCACTGCGCGTAGACGGACGTGCCAAACAGCCACAGGTCGCGGCGGGCTTGTTCGCTGGATTGGTAGGAATAGCTGCCGGTCGAAACACCGACAAGGTACGGCGGCACGTTGCAAACGCGGGCCATTTCGAGCGCGCTGTAATTGCTTGATTCGATCAACAGCATTTTGTCGGGTGTCGCTGTCGACGGTTCATACGTCAAAAATTCGTTAAGGGCCGCGGTTTGGTTTGTTGCCCTGGCTGTGTTAAACGCCGTTGCAATTTCGGCCAATTCTTGTGCGCTCAAGGGTTCGCCCCCGGTCTGGCGCAAGACACCCGCAGGGATTGCCGAGCTGGCATTGCGATTGCGTGCGTCCTCGATCTTGAGCGCAGTCTGCATAGCATTTGTGCCCGAATAAATGATGCCCTGTACTGGGCTGATGAACTGCACGACGTTGTTTACGTCAAGCATGCCGCCCTGGAAATAAAGAGCTTTCGATTTACCGAACCAAACAGGTCCGGCCATGTCCTCGGAAGTGACAGAGCCTGCCGGTAGGCGCGTCGCCTGGGCCATATAGCCGTCAGCTGTGCGGGCAGTCACGTAGAGAAAAGCTCTTCCAAAGAACATTAAATCGTCGAGCAACCAGGCCCACAGGTAGCTGTTTGGCATTTCGGGATCCAGCTGCCGCAGCCATGAACGCGGGGCCAGATAGACCTCTTCCATGTCCTCGCCGTTCCACATTTCGTTGTACATCTTCAACTCGAGGTCGCACAAGATCGAAGCGTGAAGATCGCGGGCACGCGAGACCGTCGGAATCTGCATGAACTGGTTGCGTAGTTCACCCTCTTGATAGCTATAGAACTGGCCAATCATGTTTGCGCCGCCGTAGGCGTTGATCGAACCCGCGGCTGCGGCCTTTGCCGGGGCGGGACTGATTGCCGCCTTTTTGACGCGATTAAAAACAGCCATGTGTTTAGTTTGCCACGATTCTTTAGGGAAGGGTGGACCCCCGACAAATCCCGACGAAGTGCCGAGGGTCCACGAATAAGTTAGCCCCCGGCGACAACCAACAGCGGTTTGCCAACGTGTCCTGGGCGAGACTCGAGCGCAACAGCCCAGACCATGCACCGGGCCAGCGTGATGTCACCCGGGCTTTTCGTACTTGATAGCCCGATACTGCCCTGGTTCTTGACCATGACCGCACGTTCGACATGTTCGGAAAGGCTTGCATGCCCCTGGTGCGTGACCCGGTTATCGATGATCAGCGAACGAACATGCAACGTCCATTTCAACAGTTCCCGATAGCCGACGATCACGCGGCGACGTTCCAGCGCCGGCGGGCACTGCAGCTCGAGCGCCGGCACCAGGGCAAGACGCAGCTGCGGATTATCGGCCACACATTCGTTAACCAGTCGCCACATTTGAGCCTGGGTATCACAGTTAAATTCGACCCCGACGCGGATTCTGTCGCCGTCCTTGACGGCCCGGACACCCATAAACCGTGATTCGTCGGTTGAACAATCGATTGCCAGAACGCCGCCCGGTGGCATGTCGATCGGGTCGGCCAGTTCTGACCACAGCCCGGCCTCGAGCCAGGCGTTCGAGGCAATCGTGAAGAGGTTGACGTGGCCGCGCAGAAACGCGTTGCGGTTCGGTGATTTAGCCCGGTCGTACAACGTGTCCAGGCTGATATGGCGGCCCAACGCGGGGTTGGCATACGCCCACGCTTCCGGGGTCATCGGGTCCAAACCGGGCGGCGGTTCATACGACGCAAAATACAGCGGCCCCGCGTCGCCCGTATCAATCTGCCGCAAACCCTGTTCGCGCCATTTCAGCATGAGCGTTGACGCAGAAGTGCCCGCGGTTGAGAACATGGCCAGCATCGGATTCGGCCGCGCAATCTGTGCCGGGCTGAAACCTTCATCGACACACTCTTCAGAAACCGACCAGGCTTCGTCAACCACGCACAAATCGATCGAATAGCCGTGACCTGCCTGCGGCGTGGCGGCCCGGACAATCCATAGCGACCCGTCCGGCATTGTCAGCTCTTGGCGGCCATACGATCGGGACACTTGCGCCCCCAGCTTGGCCTCGAGGATTGGTGCCAAGTATTTGAACAGGGCCGCGGCCAAATCCAGTTTGTGAGCTGTGGAAAGGACGACCTGCGGTTTGCCGCGGGCGCTGCCCTGGGTGGCCAGCCACCAGCCAATTAGCGCAGACATGAGCGTGGTTTTGCCGTTCTGTCGGGCGACCGAAATCAACGATTGCCGGCAGACCCAGTTGCCGTCGATCTGTTGCGTCATGCCTTCCAAAACGTGCAGCTGCCAAGGCTCGAGGGTGACCCCGAGTATGGCCTGGGAGAAATCGCCAATGGCGGCCGCGGCTGATTGGGCATCGTCTTTTGTGATCGTTTCCAAGCGTGGCCGGTCAGCGCCAATCAAG